GTTCATCATATTCTCCAGTCTCTGGTTGAGGTGATGGTATATCCTCTTGACCATCAGCCATAAAGTCGTAGATAGACTTAGCAGCTTCCACAACGTCTTCAAAGGTATCACAATTGAATGCCATATCTACATATGGTTGCTCTTCTTTAGTAAAAGAAATATCCACCAAGTCACGAAGCTTAGCTTTAATATTGAGCCGGTCAATAAGGGAGTATTCTGTAAGGTCCTTACCTTCTGTATTAAAGAAGTTAAGGTCAGAGAATTTCTTATAGCCTTTTTTGAAGGAGTTTACCAGTCCGGGATACTTAGCCTGAACCTTGCGTTCGATTCTAATGTCTTCGATGACATTTAGAAATGATCGTGGGACCTTCATTTCTTTAGGGGAGTCGTGCCAGCCATCGGCAGGAGTATAAAGAGCGTGGCCAACTTCGTGACCAATAAGAAGGTCTTCTACGTCTTTGCCATAATCTTCCCAAAGAGGAAGACCAAGAACACGCTTTTCTACGTCGAAGTACGCAGTCTTATAATTACCACGTTGGACAGTAATATTCTCGTTGGCGAGCAAGCGAGCTAATATTGACTTTGAACCTTTAACCATCTGTTTTCTCCATTTGATAGAGGTATTATACCATTAAAGGCAGGGGATAAACACCCCTATTTCGTCATAAATCGTAACGTCATTCCCCAGTTAGCAGCATCTTAGAGAAATTGTGCTCTTTCTTGAATGTAATCTTGTTACGGAACTTACCATCCAGCAAATCGCCTTTATGTGATATAACAAATACGTTTGTATTGTTATCCAATGTATTCAGTATCTTCATAAGGTTCTCTACACCATCATGATCAAGTGAAGAGTCAAAGGTCTCATCCAATACCAATAGGTTAGTAGATGTAGAGTTCTTCATACGAGCAATCTGGCGCCAGGTAAAGAGTAGTGCCAAATCGATTCTTTGCTTTTCGCCTTCAGAGAATGAAGCATAATTAAAGTTGTCCCGGTGCCTAGACTTAATAGTCTCAGAGAAGCTTTCATCGAGATTAAATGATACGAAGAAATCCAATACCTGTAAGTATTTATTAATTAGCGTATTCATAACAGGGAGATACTGCTTAACCACCTTAGTCTTAATACCGGTATCCTTAAGCATTTCCCCTGCTACAGATAAGTAAAGTCTTTCTGACGATAAGCTGTTCTTATTATTTAATAGTGTTTCTCCTGCCTCTACTAGCTCTCTATATTCATTATTAGCCTTAGATAAGTCACCTGTAGAACCACGCAAAGATTGAATCTCATTAGATATGGAGGTATTCTGCTTTTGCAGACTAGCAATTGAAGCATTATTCTTAGAGATTTCATTCGTGTTACTTACAATAGAATTAGAGGTACTAGTAAGCAAATCAATAGAGATATCAGCATATTCCAATTCAGTATTAACTCTGGATATACCCTCATTAAGTTCGGAAGCCTTTGCTTTTGCAGATTCGAGCTTTGTCTTACGAAGTTGATCATCTATATCTTGTTCGCATGTTGGGCAGTTCTCATTATCTTCATAGAACTTAGCTTCCTTAACAACACCCTTTATTTGTGAATTAAACTGAGCCTTGAACTCTACGAGCTTCTGTCTTTTCTCTTGGGCTTTTTGAAGGTTATCCCCTAGCTCCTTCTGAAGCTTAACATTCTTTTCTTCAAGGATTTTATTTAGGGATTCTATCTCCTTTATTTCTACATTATTGTCGGCCATTTGCTCTTCTTTGCGAAGTATCTGCTCATCATTTATTTCTGTGATGTCGCGAATATACCTCTGCTGAAGCGTAGTCTTTTCTTTTGTTAGATCAATCTCATAGTTAAGACCGTTAATGGACTCCTTGATCTTTCCGTCTTTTTCTTTAAGGAGTTGACCCATCTTAGAGAAAATCTGTATGTCAAGTAGGTCTTCAATAACATCTCGACGGTGGGGTGTAGGTAGCTGCATAAAGGGTATAAATGAGGATGAGCCGAGTACCACGATCTGATGGAATGACTTATGATTTAACTTAAGAATGTTTTGCTCTAAGAAATTCTGATAGTCTTTAGCTGCAGAGCTTTGATTAATCATATTGCCGTTCTGCCAGATCTCAAACTTAGCAGGCTTAATACCTCGCTTAACTACAAACTTATGCTTGCCTATATCAAATGATACCTCGACTTCGCAGTTCTTATTATTAATGGAGTTAACCAGCTGTGGCTTATTAATGTTACGATGCGGCTTGCCAAACAATGCAAAAGATAATGCATCAAGTAGGGTTGACTTGCCTGCACCATTCTGGCCAACAATAAGTGTGGTTGGAGAGCGATCTAACTGAATACTGGTTTCTTCGTTACCAGTAGAAAGAAAGTTGCGCCATTTAATATTACGGAACGAAATCATACTATTTCCAAAGACTGGGCTTCAACGAATAACCCACGCATTAATCCTTTTAGTGTATCTTTATCTAGATCAGTATCTACCGCATCAATATATGAATCTAGCATCTGCGTTGTGTCTTCAACAGATACTGATTCGTCATTAACGCTTTCACCGGAAAACTCTTCGAATGTTTCTGCAATCTTAAGTTCATGAATATCCTCACCCTGAACTTTATCTACAAAACGATCGAATAAGAATGGATCGGTCTTTTTAGCTACAATGATCTTAACAAACTTATCTACTAAACTCTTAGTATCATAGCTATTATAATCTATTTTCTCGTCATTGTAAACCACTTTTTCAAACATGGTGTTTGGATTACGTACTGGCGTGACTTCGCGTGTGTCCGTATCAAGCACGTGGAAGTACTTAGGATCTTCTGAATCTGCCCACGTAAATTCCATTTGCGAGCCTAGATAGTGGATGTTACCCCTGGAAGACTTAGTATGAAAATGACCAGATAGAACCATTTCGAATCTATCAAAAATCTCTGTAGTCATACCGTGGGCATTTGGTACGCCTTTCATCATATCAAAACCAACTAACTCAAGGTGAGCGCCAAGGATAGAAGCTTTGCAATTCTTTATAAAGTTAATTGATTCTACATAGTTCTCAGAATTAATCCAAGGGACCAAAGCGATTGAGCAACCACCATAATCCATTACGCGTGGCTTCATAACAATATTAACATTGGAGGTGTAGTACCCTAGCAGTTCTTTTAAGGAGCAAAGATCGTTAGTGTTCTTATAGAATACATCGTGGTTACCTGGGATGATATCCATAGATATACCATCTTGCTTAAGCACATCTAAGAACATCTTACGATTAGCGTTCTGTGCTTTGAAGTTAATAAACTTTCGGTGATCAAAGTAATCCCCTAGGTGTATTATCTGCTTAATATTGTTTTCTTTCAAATAGGGGAAGAAAACCTCTTCATAAAACTTTCTTTGATACTCTATAAAGATATCAGAAGAGTTACGCATACCCGCGTGGGTATCATTCAGAATAGCAATTTTCATAATTAACCCATAAACAATTCAATGCCAGATTCTTCTTTTACCTTCTTCTTTTCTTGCTTACTAAAAGCTTTTAACTCCCTGTCAGTAGATCTAACACGATCAATTCGACTGCGTAGCTCATCAAAGAAGCTATGATCTCCATCAGCTTCATCGTCAATAAATTCTTCGAAGCCAGATTTCTCGATCCAGCGAAGCTTAACATCTTGTTGCTTTTTTTCTTTTTCTATTCTTCGTAAGAATGCAAAGTAGCATATTTGTGTAAAGTAAGCAAAAGCATTAGGCATACCTGTACGTGTTTTAGTTTCAATGTTGTAGTTATTAATTGCTCGAAGACAATTCTCTACAGCATCCATAACCATTTCTTCACGATAGGTATACCTAACAAAGTTTGACTTGTGTGCTAGTCCTTCGGATATTTTCAAGAAGCATGTTGCAATGTAGGTAGGTACAACTGGTATCTCGGTACAGTTCTTTTTTGCTTCGTTTACCCTTGAAACATATTCTACAATAGACAGTGAAAATTCTTTGTTGTTAACGTAATGTGGTTTGTCTTTTGGCTTTATCTTTGTTTCAGTCATAGTTATATTTCCTAATAATAGTCTCTATTATATCATAAAACTAGAAAAAAGTATACTATTAATTTATTTTTTTACTGATGGGGGTATACAAATCATGGTTTATATGATATAATAAGAGAGTCTTCTCTGGGAGGGAATGATAATACTAATGTACTGGAGGGATTTCAGATTCATATGATTCAAAAGAGTCTTCTTCATAGTCTTCCTCCTCTCCTACTTCTTCTTCATTATATCTTAATGCAGCTCTAATGTACTTGTCTTGTACATCACGAGTAACATCTGTATATGATACTATATTATTACCATTTACAGTTATTATTCCAGATGCTGACAATGGCATATATCTGGTAAAGTAATAGGTAAGAGTAGAATCTTTTTCTTTATGGAGATTAAGTAAACACGGGTGTTCAAGGAGAATAGTATCACCAGTAGAACTAGCGCTAACATATGATACTAATTGCTCACCATTAGAAAGCTTTATATGTCTAACTGGTAATTCAAACTCATCATCTTCAAATTGAATCATAACTTAATCTCATATATTTTGTAGTTAAATTTTTCTTTAGTATATATCTTTATTCTTTCTGCTGCATGGTTTAGAGTGTAATTCTTTTTCTGTTTCCAATGTAGGTCATCAGCTAAATCAAATAGGTTTGTTTCTCTACCATCGTCACTTTTTCTTAATCCCCTGCCGATACTTTGTAAAACCTTCACCTGGCTTTTACTTGGTGAAGCAAAGATTATGTTATGCAAGTTCTTAATATTTATACCAGTTGAAAATGTGCCTAGCGATGCTACGATAATAGCATTCTTTTCTTTCTCTGTAAGCTCCCGAACTTTTTCACGAACATCAACATCGGTATTACCCGACACGAAGAATATCTTACGCTTCTTATGCGCTTTATCTTTTATAATATTATATAGTGGCTTACCATGTTTCTCGACTAATTGAAACAGAACTAGAGTGTTACCATCTTGATCTAATGCTAGATTAGCTATAAAGTTATTACGAGGAGTATGGGAAACAATAAAATCTATCTCCTCCTGATATGTTACTTTGGATATAGCACGTGCATATTCATCATCATACTTAAGAAGTAATACCTGAATATCTAATTCAGCCAGATCACCTAAATTCATTAGATTCTTTGTAGTGGTTACATAGTAAGCTGGTCCAAAGTAACCTTCGAGTACTAGCTTATGCACCTCTGTGCCATCCAGAGTTCCGGTAGTGCCAAATCTATATTCTGCTTCACGACACTTAGATAATATAGATGTTAAGCTCTTTGCCTTAAAGTTATGTGCTTCATCACCTATAACCATACCAAAGTCTTCGAACCATGAACCTTGTAACTTATAGATTGACTGCCAAGTAGTTATAACAACCCTTTGCTTAAAAGTTTTTTCACGGCCGGAGTATATCCTATGACACGATTCTTCATTATCAAAGTTTTCATCATACTCTGAATAATCCCCAAAGTCCTTATACATCTGTTCAACTAGCGAAGTGGTCGGAACAACAATAATAACTTTCTTATCGTGGTTATGAAGATACCATCGAATAAGCGTGTATATGATTAAGCTTTTACCAGAAGCAGTTGGAGATATAAGCATAGCACGCTTAGAGGTTAAAGCGTGGTGTACTGCTCTCTCCTGATAATCTTTAGGGAAAATCTGTGTGCCTTTCGATGTGTAGGTAATATCTTTCATAAAAGATACGTCTACATCTTCACCAGTAGATGGTATACCATAGTAATTATTATGAATAAGCTCTAGAGCATAATTCCTTCCCGGAGTAGCAGCAAATTCTTGTAAGTACTTAAATAATCCTGCGGGTAGTTCACGCGTGCGTGCGTCGAATAATCGAATCTTACCATCCCAGAATTTGTTCTTATAAGATGGCATGAACTTATAGTTTACAGCATAGAAACAAAAGAAATCACTAATTTCATTTGCTATTCCAGGATCGCAATCTATCTGCAGAAACGCATGGTTCTTATACTGTACTTTTATATTCATTAACTGCCCGATTCAAATTTACGCCAATCTATCATGTTCTTAATAGTAGAATGACGCCATCTGATATTACTAATGATCTCTTCTAAAGTATCTATCATGGTTTTTAAGTAGTCAATACGAGCGTTAGCTTCTTGAATATGAGGATCAGCATCGTAGTAATAATCCATTTCTCCTTTGAGAATCTTAAGTCCGTTAAGAGCATCATATTCCCAGCCAAGCTGATCTATTTGATCTTTGGTAAGCTTACCATTGTACCAAAGCCATTTATTCTTAAGTAGAATCTTGAATTCGGCATCACGCCTTTTAAGCTGTAGCTTATTGATAGAGAGTAGTTCTAGGTATTTTGAGTGAAGTGCTGCACCGTCTTTCGATGCTTCATCAAGGCGAATATCATCTATTACTGAATCCTTTTTCCACATTTCAAGTATCTGATCTAAAGTCATAACATAGTTCCTTTCAATTCATATAGTATATATTATATCACATCTCGCTTAAATTTGAAATAGTCGTATTCAAAAGAAACCGTTGCGGTCAGGTAGGCGATGTCAGATGATGTAATATCAAACGGGATAGATCCTAGACTAACAGGCTGTGCATTAACAAACTGGATCTCGCGAGCAACATTGTTATTAGAATCTAGTATAAGAAGTTGCAAATCACGCTGGGTCTTTAAGGATTTGCTCTCTTGCTCTGTAGCTAATCCATAGATCCAATCGTGGATTTCCATATAGTTAATAAGCTTCTCATCAATAAGAAACGTAAGCTCAAGCGAACCGTAATTCACCTTAGCTGGTGTTGCAAGTATATTTCTTTGACGAGTAGCTATATCCGGATTAGTAACAGATAGCTCAGGTAAAGCAACCTGCTGTACATTAAACTGTGCATTAGGATATTTTAGATTGTCTATGACCAGCTGAAAGGCTGTGGGGTTTACATAGTTCAAATCTGAGGCTAAGGCAGATGACGCTTCTTGCGAGAAGTTAACTTTTAAGTCATATGGCATATTGATTATCCAAATAAATTACTTTTACACTAGTATTTATGCGAAAAAAAAGGTGCTCCGAAGAGCACCTTTCAAAAGTGGTAAGCTAAAACTTACTCTTTTAGTTATCCTTATACGAGGATATTTTCTACTGCAAAGATGCGGTAGTATTGGTTTGCACGGTTTGTACCAGTCTCAGATGACGCAGCGCCACCAGCGAATGGGTTAGCAACCATACCGTAACGAGTCTTAAAGCCGATACGTGGCTGGAAGTCTTGCTCGCCAACTGCACGAACCATAGTTAATGGTACGTAAGGTGCGTAGAAGATACCTGCGTCGTATGGGTTAGTACCACGGTAACCAACGTTTACGTAGTCACGTGTTGCGTAAGGATCGATGTATACCTTAGTGCGACCGTTCAAAACGCCTGCGAAAGTTGAACCAGTATCGTCAACATTCAGGTTAGTTGCCAAGGCAGGTGCGTAATCAAGCATACCAGCTGCAGTCAATGCAGAAGCTACGTCTGATGAACAGATGATGAAGTTACCTTTGCCACGACGTGTGTCTTTAGCAATTGCGTTAGCTTCACGATCGATTTGAACCATAAGACCTTTGAACTTCTCTACTGACCAACGACCGTCTGAATCAGAGTTAACGTCGAAAGTACCAGCAGCTGCAACGTTAGAAGTCTGAGCACCAAGCTTAGCTTTTACGTTGATAGTGCGGATAACTTCGCGGTTAATTTCAGCGAGGATCTCAGCAGAAAGGATGTTAGCAAGCTCGCTCTCAGCGTCCAAACCGTGGATAGCTTTGAGGTCTTGTGCCAATTCCATTGTGTACTCAGCTTTCAATGCACGAGTCTTAGCAGTTACGCTAGTCTTGTCGATTGAGAAAGCCATCTGTGCAAGAGCAGAACCAGTGTTGCCAAGAGCTTCACCGTCTGCGAGTGCAAGACCAGTACCGAAGTCGAATGAATCTTCTACGCCATCAGCAGGAGTAGTATCAGTGCCAGTAGTACCAGCAACAGATGAAGAATCACCACCGTTTGCGCCAGTACCAGAGAAGCCAGTGTTAGCTTCGCCCTGAAGTGCTTCTGCACCAGCTTGTGAAGTGTAGCGGCTCTTCATAGCGAAGATCAAACCAGTAGGACCAGACATAGGCTGTACACCAGCTACGTCATAAGCCATAAGGTTAGGCATTGAACGACGAACGAGACTAATAAGGACTGGGTCCCAGTTAGCAACGCCAGCGCCAGTAGCGTTAGCAGCAGTTTCAGTCATGAAACCCATTGCGTTACGCTCTTCTTTAAGAGCTTTTTCTTGGTTCTCAAGAAGAACAGCTGTTACGTGCTTCTTGTAGTTATCGCCAATGGCGGGGATG